CCCGCAGTGCCGAGGTTATTGGCGATCTGCGAGGTGGTGTAGATCGGCGCACCGAGCAGCTGGCCATTGGCCCCGATCGAGGGGAAGAGCGGATTGCCGTTGGCATCCTTCAGGCTGGCAAGGAAGTTCTTTGCGCCTGCGCGCATGATCCAGCCCGGATTGACCAGCGCCACGTTGGCATCTTCCACCCGCGAGACCACGCGGCGCAGCGCGGTCTCTGCCGCCGTTGCGTTGGCCGCGATGCCGGAGTTGAGCGCCGCCACCCAGTTGCCCGCCAGCAGCCAGTTGCGGATGCCCTTCGGGGTATTGCTGGTGCCGTCGCCGCGAATGAAGGCGAGATCTTCGCGCAGCGCCATGACCTTCACCAGATCGTCGCGCACCATCTGCGCCATGGCGAGGCCGGAGTGGCGCAGCAGCGAGTTGCCGATCGGCACAAGGCCGGTGAGCTTTTTAAAGCTCTGATCCACCTTGTCGAAGGTCGGCTCGCTGGCGGTGATCGCGGCGTTCTCAGCGGCATAGCTGGCGGTTGCTGCTGCCGTCTGCTTGGCGTGGCGGATTTGACCTGCAGGCATCGGGAAGGTGCGGGCACCGGCCTGACGCACCACCACGCGGGCGCGCAGGAGCTCGATCAGCTCACCGGCGAGCGCGCGGGGAACGGTGACGCCGCCAGCGGCTTCAGTGGCACCAGAGAGCGCCGCTGAGATGCCCGAGTGGCCCTCGCGCTCGAGGTAGCTGGCAGCCTTGTCGCGATCGCCGCGCGCCGCCGCGAGCGCATGCACCATGAAGCCAAGCGCGACGCCCTTCTCCGCCGGGTTGGTGGGCATCGCCGGGCGGCTCTCAGCGCCGAGGCCGGGGGCGGTATCGCCGACAGCGGCAGCAGCGCGGGCGCGCTCGGTGGCCTCTGCGCGCTTCACTGCCGCATCTGCCTGATTGAATGCGGCCTCTGCGGCCTCAAAGGCAGTGACGGCAGCGATGTGCTCTGCGTCCTGAGCGCCTTTGCCTGCGGCCTCGAGGGTGCCGATGGCATCCGCAGCAGTCTGCATGGTGTCAGCAGCTGCCTTACGGTCGCGGCGCAGATCGTCGAGTTTCTTGGGGTTCATGGAAGGCTCCAAAAGAAAAAGCCGCGCACCATGCGCGGCCTGAGGTGATCCTGCCGCGACCGGCAGGACTGAGGGGAAAGGTCAGCTGCGGGCGAGCGCCGCAGCGGCAGCGGCCCGGGCGCGCCATGCGGCGCTGGCGGCGGGGCGGGCTGCCCCGCCGTAGGCTTTGGCCATCCGCGCATAGAAGGCGCTCAGGCTTTCCTCAGCATCCGCGAGGCCGCGCGCGATGGCGTCTTTGCCGGTGAAGACCGCGCCACCGTCGCGCGGATCGTCGGTGACGGAAAGTTTTGCCGCGAGGTCAGCGGGGGCGATCTTCCGCCCCGCCGCCACCGCCGCATGAAACGCCGCCTCAGAGGCATCGAGCGAGCGCTGTAGCTCTGCGCGGCCCTCTTCGGTCCCGGGGTCGGGCCATTTGGCCCGGGCATGGGTCGAGGTCAGCGGATAGCGCTGCTCGCCCGACTGATCCGGACCCACCACGCTCGAGGCCTGCACCGCCACGCCGATCGAGCCGACAACGCCGCCCGGGGTGAGCGAGAGCGTGGTGGCCTGCGAGCCGATCCAATAGGCCGCCGAGGCCGCCATGGGCGAGGCGATGGCATGCACCGGCTTGATCTTCGCCGCCGCCGCGATCGCCGCCGCCGCGCCCTCGCAGCCGATCACCAGACCACCGGGGCTGTCGATCGGCAGCGCGATGGCCGCCACGTCGGCGCGCTCTGTGAGCTCCGCCAGCGACTCGATCAGGCCGAAGTAAGTGGTCCATCCCATCCAGCGCTCGAGCACGGCGCTGTTGGGCGTCAGGATCCCGCGCACCGGCAGGACGGCGAGGCCGCGCTGCACCGTGAAGCGCTCGACCGCGACCGCCGCCACCTGCCCCTCTGAGGGGCTGGCCGCTGCGGGCAGTGAAAGCGCGAGCAGATCCCGCGCGAGATCAGTGGCCACGGCGGCGGGCGCACCGGCCAGAATGGACAGGACGGTGTTACGCATCGCGGCTTTCCTTTTCGTTGCTGTCGCGGGTCATGTTCGGGGGCGGATAGATCCGATCCCCATCCGGGGCGTCGTCGTAGCCCTCTTTGCGCCGCGCCTCATTGGGCGTGAGGAAGGGGCCACCCACGGCTTTCGCCCAGGCCTCATAGCGCTCCTTTGTCGTCGGGCGCAGAAGGGTGTCGAAGTCGTGCCGGAAGAAAATCCCGGAGCGCCGCTCCTGCTCTGTGAGCAGCGAGAGCGCGTATTGATCCTCGAGCTGCTTGCCCCAGTGCAGCAGGCAGTCGGTCAGATAGTCGATCGCCGCCTGCTCTGCGTTGGCCTTCACCCCGAACTCGAGGATCTGCAGCTTTGTCGGCGGCACCCGGTAAACGCTGGCAATCTGCTCGCGATCGAAGCGGCGGGAGGCCAGCAGCTCCTGATCGGCAGCGCTGAGATCAAGCCGGTTGATCTTGTCATTCATCCCCAGAATGGGAATGCCGTTTGCATCGGGGTTGTTCAGAGCGCTGCGCACCCGGCGCTGATTGCGCAGGTAATCCTCATCGCTCTCATATTGATCCTCCATCGAGACGTAAGCCTTCACCACCGTGCCGGAGGCATTGCGCGCGGCGGCCTCCTGCCCGGCCAGCGCCACGCCGATGCTCTCTGCGGCCACCTCGAGCGGAGAGCGGCCCGACCAGCCGTCGAGCGCCATATAGCGCAGATGCACCATGGTGCGGGCCGGAGCGCGGCGCTGCACCCCGCCGCCGTCCTCGAAATCGTAAAACCGCTCCCGGCCATTGCGCAGGACCGCCACCGCATCGGGGTTGAGCGTTTCCACCAGCTCGAGCTCGCCGCCACCGTCGCGCGGCGCATAGGCGAAGGCATTGCCGCGCAGTGCGAAGGTGTAGGCCAACGCGAAGCGGGCCACGACGGAAGGCACCCCGGGGGCGCTTTCGTTATTCATCAGCCAGGCAGCCGGGTGATCGCGCAGCCGCACCTCGCGCCCGTCAGGACGCCGCTGATAGACCTTCAGCGGGATCTTGGAGAGATCCCCGGCGATGACATTGCAGCAGCTGAAGACCGTGGCATGCTTTTGCGCGGCGGTGGCCGAGACGCGCGGCAGGCTCTGCACCCGGCTTTGCCCGCCCCATCCCATCTCGCCCGGCCAGCCCGCACCGGCCAGCACATTGCCCGGGGCGGCCGCCACGGCGGCGGGAGCCTGAACCGGCGGCTCTGCCCGCACCGCAGGCGCTGCAGCGCCGGGGCTTTTGAAGATCCTGCTCAGCAGCGTCATGTTCCAATCTCCCGCGCTTTGCGCTTGCCTTCAGCGGCCTCTGCCCGACCCACGGCCATGATCGCGGCCACCGCCGGATCGATGCGCCCTTTGGATCGTGCCTTGTTCGGTTTGATGTTCTCTGCGGCGTCCTCATCGCGGTGGACGTTGCCCACGGCCCAGCCGAGCACCGGGTTGCCGTTGTGGCGCAGCCGGCTCTTTGCCACCGCTTCCTCAAAGCGCTTCATCGGCGAGGACATTGAGGCGTAGCCCTGCCCGTGCTCGATGAGCGGGAAGCGGCGTTTCAGCAGCTCCTTGGCGATATACTTCATGCCCCATCGGTCATAGGCGACCTCCTGGACGTCGAAGATTTTGCGGATCATTTCCATCCGCTCGATGATGGCCGATTCATCGACCACCCCGCCGCCATGCACTTCCAGCCAGCCCTGATCGCGCCACTGGATATACTCGCGCTTTTCCTTCTGAGCCCGCTGGATAAAGCCCTTCGGGCCGGACGGCAGGAAGGTGTAGCAGATCAGGAAGATCTGCCCCTCGTAAGGAATGGCCACAACGATCGAGGTGAGGTCGGTGGTTTTCGACAGATCAAGCCCGACCCAGGCTTTGCGCCCGTAAAGCATCGCCGGGTCAAAGGGCGTGGCCCCGAGATCCCAGACGCTGCGCTCGATCCAGGACTGCGCGCCTTCGGTCCAGAGGTTCAGGTGCAGCCGCCGGAAGTTCGGCATGCGCCCTGCGATGGCGAGCGCCTCATCGAGCTTGGCCCGGAAGTCCTCTTCCTTGAAAGCCACGCCCAGATTGGGATTGGCCATCTTCCAGACGCGCGGGTCGTTGATATCGCAGTCGTGTGGCGGCTCCGCGACATAGGCAAAAAAGCGATCATCGGTGACCGAGCCGCGCAGCACGTTCTCCGAGTGCTCGCGGATCTCGCCACAGATCGAGGCGGTGTCCGCGCCCGCCGTGGTGATCGCCCAGTCGATCGGCTGCGCGCGGGCGATCATCGAGTTGACGACGACCTCTGCGAGCTCGCGGTCGGTCCAGCGGTGAACCTCATCGCGGGCCACGAAATGCGGGTTGATGCCGTCGGCGCTGTTGCCGTCGCGCGAGAGGCATTTGATCAGCCCGCCCGTGTGGCCGGAGGTGATCTCATGTTTATTGGCGGTGTTGAGAAGTTCACTCAGCACGGGCGAGGCCTTCACCATCCGGCGCAGCTCGCCGAACAAAAGCCCCGCCTGGTCGCGGGTGGTCGCGGTGCAATAGCCCTGCGGCGCGGCCTCCCGGTCAAAGAGCGAGGTAAAGAGCATCGGCACCGCCGTGTCGGTGGTCTTGCCGTTTTTCTTGGCCACCTGATGGTAGGTCGCGCGGAACCGACGCAGCCCGTCCTCTGTCCGTTTCCAGCCAAACACACTGCCATGCCGGAAGGCCTGCCACGGCTCGAGCGCCAGAGGCTTGCCGCCCATCGGGCCGGTGGTGTGCTGAATGAGTTTGGAGAAGTTCAGGATGCGGCTGGCGGCCTTGCAGTCAAAGTAATAGCCGCGATCGCGGCCCGTCTCGAGATCCGTGAGGTGGCGCTGGCAGGCGAGCCTCACCAGCTCTCCCGCGACTTCGCGCCCCTCGATCACGTCCAGCGCATAGCGCGAGACGGGATGGTCAATCGGTTCCATCGAGCGCTCCGAGAAGGTCTTTGAAGAGGTCGCCCTGCGCGCCGCCTTTGAGGCGGGCATCATCGACCGGCGAGAGACCAAAGCGGGCGCTCAGCTGGTTCATCATGGCGATAGCCTGTTGCAGCTGCACCCATGCGGTGCGGTGCTTCTGCTGCATGCCGTTGCGGGTCTGCACCTCGTAATAGGTGCCCATGATCGCGATGTCGCTGGCGGAGCGGACCACCTGACCGGCCATGATGCAGAAGGCAGCGAAGCTGTCCTCATACTCCGGCTCGAGGCGGCCCTTGTTGATGAGGACCGGGGCCAGGCGCAGCCAGACTTCGCGATCTTCCGGCTGCAGATGATCGGGCGGATCAGGCGCGCGGCGCACCGCATCGCCCTTCATGGGCACGACGTTGTTGAGCGACGGCTTAGCACCTCGCATAGCGGTCCCTCCTTAACTCATTGAGAGTGGGCTTTTTTTCCTAAATTGGCAGAGGCATAAAGGAAGCTCCCCCCGCCGGTCCCGGTGATCGGGCCTGAATTTTCAGGCCACCCCCGGGGGTCAGGCCTGATCCGTGCCGCCGTGCCAGACTTCGCGGGCTGTCTTGCGGCTGTGGCAGGGATGGCAAAGGCTCTGCCAGTTGCTCCGCGCCCAGAAGAGGGCCGGGTCACCGCGATGCGGTTTGATGTGGTCAACATCTGTGGCCGCTGTCACCAAACCGACCGAGCCACAATCCGCACAGAGCGGATGAGCTGCGAGGTGGATCAGGCGCAGCCGCCGCCAGCGCGTGGTGCGGTAAAGCTCAGCGCCAGCACGGGCCACCGCCGTGAGCTTGGCCTGAGCCTTGCGGGCGTTGCTGGCCGTGCGGCGCTCTTCCAGATGCTCAGGGCAATGCGCCTCGCCGGGCTCCGCGATCTCATCGCAGCTGCGGGCGGCGCAAAGTTTCAGCGGGCGATCATAGCTCATCGGGTATCCCCTCATAGCAGCCGCTGAAACGACGACGCCCGCACAGTCGATCTGACCTGCGGGCGTAGCTGTGGATGATGTCGAAAGGAGTAGGCGCGAGAGAGTTAAGGTGTCAACAACTATTTTTCGGCGGATAGCCCTGCATCCGATCGAGCGCATCCGCCAGCACCTTCCTCAGCGTCTGGCGAAGCGCGCTGTCTTTCCCCCATCCATGCGCCCGAAGCACCGCCGTGATATCCTGTTCCTCCAGGCAGACCGCATCGACCAGACGCCGCACAGTGATCGGCCTGCGCCCCGCATCTGTTGCGCGCCTCACCTGTAGAGCAATGCCACTGCCGATCCGCTCATAGAGCGCGCGGATCTCATCGCGGTCACGCAGTACGGCCTCAATGAACCCACCACCGCCGCCACTTCCACCACCGCCGCGCCCCTCAAGCGAGGCACACTTCATACCCGCGCTGTCGTGCCGCTCGACCAGAGCCTGGTAATGCCGCCCCATGGCGATCTGGCCCGGGGTGAAGGGAGCCACAAAGGCAGCATCGCCCTTGTGCCGCGCCCGCGCCTGACGGCACATCACCGAGAGCTGATCTGCGCCACGCCAATAGGGCCCTGCCGGATCATCAACCCGCTGCATGATCCCGCGCGCCGGGGCCACGGGCGCGGCCTGCATCCCCTCCGGTGGCGTCGCCTGATCGAGGATCTGGCGCAGCCGATCGGCCTCAGCGCCGCGCTTCTGGTCACGCGCCTGCTCACCCTCGAGCCACGCAATGCCCGCATCGAGAAAGGCAGCCGCCTCTTCACGCATCCGACGGAGCGTGAGGCGCACCAGCTGCGAGAGCGCAGCGGCCTCGCCCTGCTCACAAAACCAGCGCTCGATGTCCTGAAACTCTGCCGCATCGCTCATGCCGCGACCTCTCCTGCTTTGCGCTCTCGCGTGATCTGACCCCGGGCCACGATCTCGCGTGCCAAGGCTTCATCCTCAATCAGACTGGTGAGCCAGCGGCGCTCTTCATCGCTGGCCTGCTCAACCCGCAAACGCTCTTCAATCATCCGGCGGCGGCGGCGATCATCCGTCGCCTGTTGCTGCACCTGCCGCAGGTCATAGGGCAGCACCGGGCGCTGGTGCTGGCGCAGGTGCCGATAGAGCTGGACAAGATAGCCTGCCACTTCCGCGCGCGGCCCCTCGACCGAGGCCAGCCAGCTGCGCACAATCGGCTTTTCAGAGAACGGGCGGCGCTCGAGCGCTTCGGCCATCTGCCGGACCAGCAGCTCACTGGGCCATTGATTGCGCTTCGGCCCACCAGCAGACGCGAGGATCTGATCGGCCAGCGCCTCGAGCGAGGGGCGCGACAGGTAGCTCAGATAATCCGCGAGCCGTTTCAGCACAGCCTCATGCTCAGCCTCTGTGAGGCCCTTGGTCCGCTGCAGCCCGCTGGCCGCCAGAGGACGCAGCACCAGCTCCCGCACAGCTTCCCTGCCTGTTGTATCATGGGTGGTGTCAGTCTCGGTGCTCACAGCAGCCTCCTGATCTTCATTGCAATGCCCGCTTGCCTGTTATCCACAGGCGTTCTGATTGCGGAGCGTAAGTCTCTTCTTTTCTTCTCTCTTCTTCTCTCTTCTGTGCAGAACAGTTCCGAACTGAAGAAGTTTTGTTCCGGAACAGAATGGAACTGTTCCGGAACTGTATTTCTACAAAACTACCGCACCGAGGCGGGACGCCCGACCCAGCCCTGAGCCACCGCATGCTGAATAGCGGCCTCGTAATGCGGCATCCGGCGGTTTCCCTTGCAGGTCTGCTTCAGCCACTCATCCATGCGACCGATCAGCCGCTCATCCTCGAGCACTTCACCCGCCAGCCCCAGAGACTTCAGGGCCTCGCGCAGGCGCTTCAGGCGCTGGTAGGTCGCCTTATCTTCCTTAGAGAGCTCATGGATCTCCCGCCGCTCGAGCGCGTCCTGCACCTGCGCCAAAACCACCGGGTGCATCAGGCGGCGCTCACCCTCAGAAAGGCAGGGCCGCCAGTTGCGCAAGGGGCCATACTCGGAGCGGCGCAGGTCAGCCATACGGCTGGTATCGACGCGCAGCATATGCGCGAGCTCAGCATCATCATCCGGCAGGGTGCCGACAGGGCTTTCAAGCTGCGAAAGATCAAACAGCGCCCGAGCCATACCCTGCACCTCCCAGCTGCACAGCTTGAAGGTCTTAGAACTGAGCCAGCGAATATGCTGCCATTTGATGAAGCTATGACCGTCCAGCCGCGTCTCGCGGGCGATCGGATATTCTTCGATCTCAGCGGTCGAGATCGCCACCAGCTTGCGAGAGTTCATGCGCCCGGCCCCTTGCTGTGCTCAGAGCCGCCACGCAGCTCCAGGATAAAACTGACCATCTCAGCGGATGGCTTGGCGCGCACATCCACGCGCCCACCGACCAGCACCTCATCCCACTCAATGAGCCGCCCACGGTGCTCAGCCTGGAAGCGTTTCAGGCGGCTCAGGCCATCCGGCAGAGCCGAGGCGAGACGCAGAAGCTCTCCGGCTGCCGCCACATAAAGGGCCATCTCTGCCCGATACGTCGCCTCTGAGCGGGGAAGATCGATGACAACATACTCACTCACAGCGACCTCCATGCCGGGAGGCCCGACGCGAACCTAATCATGATCGGCCCACCCTTCTTCAAAATCCAAGGGGGTGAGGTTGACTCGACCAGCCTTTGCAGCACCCAAAAGGGCGCGACGCGCCAACTCAGGAACCCGGCCATTCAAACCTCCCCGCTCACGCGGATAGGTCCAACGATACACATACGGCAGGCTGACCCCGGCGAGTTCTGCAGTAGCCTTATGGCCTCCGCACTTGGAAATAATCCGGGCAGCGATTGATGAGGTGATGCTGAGCGACATGGCTAAATGTTTTCCATTATGGCAAACAGCAAGTCAATCACTTGTTTTCCAAATCAGTCATACTATGTTTTTCCGATATGGAAAATAATGGGTGCATGAAGGTGGAATGGCTCAAATCCGAGATGTCCAAGCGCAACCTTACCCAAAGAGACGTGGGTGAGGCTGTTGGCTTATCTGATGCCCAAATGTCTAAGGTTCTGAATGGGCTAAGAAAGCTTAGCTCCGAGGAAGCCGACCGGATCAGACGTTTCTTGGGGTATGCGCTGCCTGATGATGAAGCGACAGAGCTGGACATACGCCTTCTCCACGCACTCTCGCAGATGACAGATGCGGAAAAGTCAGCCCTTGAAGTGTTCCTTCAGAGCTTCGCCGGTTTGAAGAAGTAAGCATAGCCTCGATCAGCCCCAGAACGGCGCGCCGCTCTCTGAGGGGAAGCTTACGAAAGCTGTCTGTGATTCGCTCGTGCATAGTGTTCTCATTCTGTTCCCGGCCATTACCCGAAGCAACTGTTTATAACCCCACCACCATCGGCACGAAGCCCGATCCGGTCAAATCAAATTTTCTATTTTCGAAAATTTATGTGTTGACCAAAAGTTTTCCATTATGGAAAGTATGCCCTGAGAATGGCCATAACGGTCGCGTCAGGGGTTTTCCAAAATCATGGCATTCCAGAAAAATTCGGCCGCTTTATCATCGGCCAAAATTGTAAAGTTTCCCTGCGCCGCAGAGGCGTCTTTTCTCGCCCGCCAGATCCTGCTGCGCTCGGACGCAACGCGCTCTGAAGTCCAACTCGCGATTGAGACCCTTCGCGCGTCAACCGATTGGCGGGACCTAGATCTGGCGCGCCATGCGAAAGAGCAACTGATCGCCACAGATCGTATCGAGGCCAGAAACGCTGCGCACAAGCAGCCAGAAGTACCCCCCTCCTTCGGTCAGCCACGGATGATCGCCCACCCTGCGTTCCCAGCCCCTCAGGCGTCCCGCGCATTGCGCAAACTCACCCTCATTGCCGCCGCCGCCGTGATTGCAGTCGGCGCGGTCATGCTCTGGACTGCCGCCACCACCAGCAGCGCCAACGCGCAACAGCAGGCCGCCATCTGGCGCAGCATGCACTGAAGAGGGGCAGCCATGGCCGCTCCCGCATTTTCCCCCGCTGCCACCACCGAAAGGAAACCCATGTCCCGCGCCTCCGAAATCCGCGGCATCGATCAGACGCTGACGCTGGCCGACAACGGTCAGTATCTACCCACGCTCCTGCAGGAAAACGATGAGCTCATCAGCGATATCGTCGATTTCTCCCAAGCATACGGGACCAAAGCCAAAGGCAAGCTGGTGATCGCGATCGAATACACCACCGATCGCTATGGTCAGATCGACATAAGCGTCGAGCACAAGATCACGAAGCCGAAAGCGCCGAAGGCAAAAGCCGTGGCCTGGACGGCAGCCGGCGGCGGGCTCTCATCCGCAAACCCCAACCAGCGCGCCATGGAAATCCGCGAGGTCTCCAATGGCCGTCGCGAGCTGCGCTCCCCCACCATCGACTGAACCACAGAGGCATAATCATGGAAGCTCTTATTCGCGACACGCTGAGCCAGCTGCAAAAGGCGACCACTGTTCAGAACCTGATCACCACTCACCCCGAGGAACACCCGACCCTTACCCAGATTGCTGTGCCGGAAGGCATGCAGCGCGTCGATCTCACCGCTGAGATTGACAAGATCGCGACAAAACTTCAGCCGTGGCGTCGCAGCGGCACTGCCAAGCTCACCAACCTCGACAGCCTGATCTACTGGGCGAACCGCAACAAAGGTGAGACCTCAGTTCTCTTTGCAGACACCGGAGATCAGCCCAAACTCACCTGCATCGCTGACTATATTGGCGAAGGTGCGCCGGTAATCGATCCGCTCAATCGCGACCCTAAGTCCAGTCATATGCTGCACCGCGCAGTATATGCCTTCCCTCTCTCCCGCGAGTGGAAGGTCTGGCAGGCAATTAGCGGCAAACCCATGACAGGCGCAGAGCTTGGCGAGTTTGTCGAGAACAATGCAAAAGACCTGCTCGAGCCGACTCCCGCGCTACTAACCTCAGATGGAAAAAACGCCGAGCAGTGGGAAAAGGATATGCTCGAGACCGCCCACCAGCTGCAGGGCCGCTTCGGACAGTATCTGACCCTGATGCAGCTCGCGCGCAACTTCCAGATCAATGAAGTCTCGAACATCTCAGCATCAATCAACCGCGATACTGGCGAGAGTTCGATCCAATTCCTGAATGAGCACAAAGAGCCTGACGGCGGTGCCGTACAGATCCCCAACCTCTTTATGATCGCCATCCCCGTCTTTGAGAACGGGGCCTATTACCGGCTGGCAGTACGGTTCCGATACCGCAAGGCAGGCTCGGGCGTGAACTTCATTTTCACGTTGCACAATGCCGATATCGCCCTTCGCAATTCGATCGACGAAGCGATCACGCGCGCCATGGAAGAGACCGATTTGCCGGTGCTCTACGGCCACCCTGAGGGCTGAGGCTTTGGTGAGCGGCCCTGAGGGGCCGCCATCCTAAGCCACACACCGCAGGAGATCCCGTTGCAGCAGCTCGATAAGATCAACCCCAACGACAGCCTTCACCTCATCCTTAACGGCGTCAAACTGCCCATGCCGCCATGGCGCATGCTCGACAACCTGAGCGATCTGCGGGCCGAAACCGCACCCCGTCAGCCGCCGATCCGTGCGCGCCGGGAAAGCGCTGGATCGCGCGCCCTTGCCCGTGTGCGCGCGGCCATTCTCGCAGAGATGGAAGCCGCCGCATGAAAAGCCTCCAGGACATTGCCACCTTCATCAGCCCCGGGGCTGAGTGGGACATCGTTGCGATGCGCAGCCAGTGCCTGTGCGATATGCTGCAGCCCGCAGACGTGACAGAGGCGCTCCAACTGCATCACGAATTGCAGACCGAGCGCGCGCGCAGCATCCGCCGCCGCGAGCAGCTCACAAAGGTCTATCGCGATCGAGATCTGCTGCGGGCGCAACTCAAAGGGCTGCTGGCCGAAAACCGCGAGCTTCGGCTCCGACAGGAGGGCCAGCAGGATGCGCGCTGATCTGATCGACCGCGCCGCGCTGATCCGGACCCTGCAGGAAAGCCGGGACGCCATCACGAGCATTGACCAGACCGGCGAGAAAAAGGCCATCGCCGACCTGATCGCGGCAGGCATCAGCGCTTCCATCCACACGGTCCAAGAGCAGCCGTCAGCGGCCAAGCGCAGCCTTCTGGATGCAGGCGCAGAGCAGCATGCCACCATTGAAACGCCCGAATGGTGGATCGGGGTGGCCGGTGCCATGCTGCTGGCGTTTGGCGCACTCGGAACGTGGTTCCTGGCATGAGCGGCCCTGATTTCGAGAGCACCGTTAAACTGATGATCCTCCTGATCTGCCTCGCTGCCTTTGTCGGCGGCTCCGCGATTGCCTCGCTGCTCTGGTGGGCTTTCTCATGACCGACCGCATCAAATCCGCTCTGCTCGATCGCATCCAAGCTCACGCGCGCAAACACGGCTCCCTGCCAGAAGGCGGCGACATGGACGCGATCTGCGAAGCCGTAGCAGCGGCCCACAGCACCAGCAGCGCCGATGTGCGCCGGGTCCATGAGCAGACCCTGACGGCCTGAGGCTGCGCATTACCCCTGCCCTTTTGCGCACCCCATCACCGGCATGGGCTGCGCTGATAATTTACTATTACAGGACATTGAGCATGAGTCTCATCGAGATCACCAACAACAAGGCTGGCGACATCACGATTAAGATCCCGCGCGGGTATCTCCGCCACATGGTCGCCTCGCACAACAACCTGCCGGAAGGCTCGCGCGTCACCCATACGAAAACGTTTTCAGATGAGGTTCTCCGCCAGCTCCGCTCGGAGGAGGAGGACGGCAGCACGCCCCTCCACCTGATGCTCGATGAAGTAATCGAGGAAGCGATCGAGCAGGGCGCAGATGGCGTGAAGCTTGGGGACGAAGAATGAGCGCCCCAATCAGCCGAGAGGCTGCCCAACAGCTTTCGCCCGTCGAAGCCCTGCGCCGACTCGCGCTGGAAACCCTTTCCGAATGTGGTGAGGGTTACTGCCTATCGCTCAGAGGCTTTCTCAGCCGCTGCGGCGCGCGCATTCATCCCGAGATCGTTCGCGGGATCATGGCCGATCTGCGGCAGGATGGTCTGGTCGCGCACTGCCGAGGCTTGATGACCGAAGATGGCGAGATGGCAGGCTCCGGTTGGGGGATCACCCCCGCAGGTCAAGCGCACCTCCGCGCCCTGCCCCGGCCCGTCGCGCCTGCGATGAAGGAAGCAGCCGTCGCCATGAAGGTGGCGTGGGATGCTGACCTCGCGCACCGCGATCTGGTGTTGGCGGCATGCTTTGCCGGGGCCGCCCATGAAGCGGCACTCACCTCACCCCTCACCGCAGACGGCGCCCCAACTGCGCTGCTGGGAGCCTTCCTCACCGCGCTCATCGACCCCATGAGCGCCGACCTCGATTACCTGCGCGCCGATCCCGCATCCGGCGAGGCCGCGCGCTCAGATGGCCCGGAGACTACCGCATGAACGACAAGGCCCTTCACCTCATCTGCGGCGCGATCATCGCCGCTGTCGCCACCCTCATCGGCGCAGATCAGGCCCTCGCAGTCATGGCCGCGCTGACCGCCGGGATCGGCAAAGAACTTTGGGACGCTGTCCGCGCCAGATCGATCTGGCGGATTGATGCCCTCGATATCATCGCCACGCTGGCAGGCGGCGTGGTTGTCGCTGCAGCGTGGGAGGTGCTGGCATGAGCGCGCGCGATAATAAAGGAGCACCGATCTCACCTGTCTGAGCCGCACCCCTCAGTGATCGTCTCCATAAGATATTCTGCCGTACTGACTGTGGCCCCAGCCTCTATGTTAAGCATGCCTATAGCGTTCAGCCTGTCAAGAAACGCTGCCCCCTCAACAACCGGCAACGTGCTCGACATAAGCGCCTCTAAATCGGCTAAGGTCTTTGAGCTATCGATGCTTTGCATGCACTCAGCCGTAAGGGCTCCCCTTAATCGATCGAACCCAATACCCAGCTTAATAGCCCTTATCACCCAACCCTGATAATTATTGAGTTCCGCACGATAAGCGGACTCCACAGCGAAGTGCTCCATTCTCAGCGTACTCTGGTAGCTCAGCGCTGCTGAAAAAGCGGCACTAAGCGCCGCAACGACACCTGCTCCCCCAAAAATAATCTCAACCAGTTTCAACTGTCTCCCCCCCCTTAAATCCGCGACACGAGCGCGAGCTATCGCTGACGCTGCAGGAAGTTGGCAGAGCAGCGCGTGTCGAGACAAGCCTGAACACACAGCGCCCGATAACGCCCGCCTATCGCCTGCCCTATAATCCCCGACAGGACCACACCACCATGAGAACCCCGCGCCGTAACGCAGTGCCAGTCACCCTGCCCGATGGTCGAAAATTTGAAAGCACCGGGGCCTGCGCCCGCGCGCTCGGTCTGGACATAACGACCGTATGCTCAGCCCGCAGGCGAGGCACCCTCGCCAATATCGGCTCAGGATCTGGCTCAAAGCGTCACCCGCTCCGCTGTGGCGATCGAGAATTTCGGACGATACGGGATGCTGCGAAGTTCGTAGGCTACAGCCCGACCGTCCTAAGCCGGTTGCGCCGCCAAGCGCTGGCAAGAGACGAGACGACCTTTGAGCTAGAAGGACTGGCTTTTGAAATCGTTCAGATCGAACAGACTGACAAAGCCCCTTGCGCATAAACTTGATATACCCCCATTATCCCCTCATGTTAATATTAACATGAGGGGGTTTTACATTGATCTTAACGGTAGGAAACACAAAGGGCGGCGTCGGAAAAACTACGCTGGCAGTCAATCTTGCGATCGAGCGCGCCCGCGCTGGCCGCGATGTGTGGCTGATTGACGGCGATCGGCAGGGAACTGCGGAGACAGCCATCAGTATTCGCTCAGAGGCAGGGATCTCGCCTGGGATCGCCTGCAGCAGCTTCCATGACGGCCCCACGCTCCGCGCCCAGGTAAAGCTGCAGGGCGGGAAGTATGACGACATCATCATCGATGCCGGAGGCCGCGATAGCACCGCTCTGCGCGCAGCCCTGACCCTCTCTGACGCGCTTATCGTTCCATTCGCGCCCCGCAGCTATGACGTATGGGCTCTCTCCGACATTGCTGAGTTAGTGGACGAGGCCCGCAGCGTCCGAGATGGATTGAGCGCATACGCCCTCCTGAACCTTGCAGAGCCGAAAGCCAGCAGCACCGATAACAGCGAGGCGGCGGCAGCTGTCGCCGACTTCCCGCAGTTTGAATATCTCAACACACCTCTGAGCCGCCGCAAGGCTTTCGCCAATGCGGCAGGGGCTGGGCAAAGCGTGATGGAGATCAAGCCTCACGATCGCAAAGCTACGGCAGAGCTACAGGCCCTCATTTCACGATTGTTTTAATATTAACTTAATATATTTATGAGATTGGAAGAGCATTAAATGCCTATCATCAAGAAGCCACAGAAGCCCGCAGAAAAAGCAGCTGCCATCGAGGCATTCATCGGCGGGGCACCAGACGCCGCCACCCAGGCACCAGCTCCGCAGCGGGTGCGCAAAGGTAAGAAACTCCAGATCACCCTGACGATCTCCGAGGACATGCTGGCCCGGGTGGACGCAAAGGCCGCGCAGATCGGCCAGAGCCGCGCGGCAGTGATTAACTTGGCGATCGCGCAGCTGCTCGAGAGCGGCATCAGCCTCGCTGCGGCAGACTGATAACCTCGCCACTGTCCTGATCATAGATCACCCCAGTGTGCGGATCTCGCATAAGCCGCCGACCGGCGGCTTCCTGCGATACAGGGGGGACAAGGCGGGCCGGGATATCCGGCAACCCATCTCCATCCTCTTCCGGCACATAGGCATCCGGCAGCTGCCGCTCATGGGGAAACATATCGGGCAGACGGCGCAAGGGCGCTTGCCGACCAAGTTGGTCCGCATCGTCCTGCTCTTCACTCGCAATCCAGATACGCCCCGTGACAAGGCTTGTGCGCTTATCACCCCGCCCACCAGTCCATGCCACACGGTCATTCACGATGTAGGCAGAGACAGTGCCACGGTTACCCACCCGGCGGATCTCGAGCCAATTGCCAGCCTCGAGCAGCTTGAGCGCATCACGCAGCCGCCTGGGCGAGCACCCTATCAACTTCGCGAGCTGCTCCTGCGAGATCAGAAACGCATTGAGATCACCCACGCTGGCGGTAATAACGTGCATAGCCCGCGCCGCGACAGGTGACTTTGCAATCAGCTCCGCCCATAGCCGATGCGTTTCCCTGTCTGTCTGAACCCAGCTCCCATGAGGGCGCTTGATCGGCAGGCCTGACGGATGCTCTTCGCTCATAAGGTTCCTCACGTCCCAATTCCGGAAACACATTGCCCCATAGGCAGGCAACCCGCAACCCATTTTGGGAAACGTGTTTCCCAAATCAGGACGATCCGGAAATCTATGTCCGCTTCACCGGCAACCCATTTCCCAAAATAGGACGTGCTCGGACGCAGATTTCCTCTAAGAGGACACCCACGTCCTGAAAGTGCCACATAAGTTATTGATTTCTAACGATCTGATAATTCTTCTTCTTATGATCTCTAAAAACACAGCCGAAGGCAGCCCGCCAGCGCGCAGCCATTTCACAGCAAGCGCGCTGGCGGGTTGAATTCGGCATTCGGCAACTCACCTATTGAGCACCTACCCTGACGCACTCTCTAACCTGTCCCCGAGGGTCAGGCAGGGAGACTAACAACCTGTGCACATGTCAAACCCTTCACTATTCAGACCTTTACCCGATCCGGTTCTGCTCATCTGCCGAAAGTGCGGGAGACATGGCCGATACAGCTTGCAGCGCTATACCGAAATCACTGAGGGCAAAGATCCACACACGGCCCTAATCACATTTGCTCAGAAAATGGGGTGTGAGAGCGCAGCCCTTGAATACCCAAGCTGGGAGCAACGCTGCGGGATCGTTTATGACATGAGCTCAGAAACGCAAAAACCCGCCCCCACCCGTGAGGGCAGGGACGGGCAATAAAACCACGATCAGCCGCGCGGCAGACCCATGAGCAGATCGTATCGGAAGCCCGACCAGCTACGCCCATAGGCGACGACCAGCGGAGCAGTGCTGCCGACCAGCGCTTTCAGCCGATCGACTTCCTCCGGATAGTCAGTCACCAGCCGGACCTGATAGGTAACGCCCTCCCGATCGAGCAGGGCTTTCGTCCGGGCGCACTGGACGCAATTCCCAGGCGGCACATAGAGGATCACATTGCTCATCCACACACCCCCGCAAAGACCAGCTGGAATCGCGCCCCCTCCTCGAGCGTCTGCGCCGTATCCTGCCGCGAGTAGCTGGGCAGATCCGCCCGGAGCTCCCGACAGATCGAGCGCTCAGTCTCGGAGCCGCCCTGCATCGCGCAGGACGCTGACAGCATCACGGCCCCCAGCATCAAGCCGCGCCCGATCGGCGGCCTCTTCAATTTGGCGCGCGCGCGCATGGTCCTCTTCCTTCTGCTTTTGAGTGGTGTCCGAGATGCCCGAGCTTCGCCCCGCGCGGTGAATGCCCATTGCCGCCGCCAGAACGGCCCCCAGAGCCGCGAGCCACGGCCAGACAGGTGAGAGTAGCGCCCGCATCACTTCGCCCGTGGGTCGAGCGTATAGGGCCGCGCAGAGCCCGCGCGCTGCTGCGCAATGATCAGGGCGAAGAGCGGCGACATCCGCAGCATCCATTCTTCGATCACCACCACGTCGAGGCCGAGCATCCAGCCCGCGAGCGTGGCGACCGGCGGCACCAGCTGAGGATCTGAAAAAACGGCCGCCGCGAGCCATGTGACGACATCGAGAACAATGAGCAGGGCAGGGAGGATGCCGAGCCAGAAGCTGCGGGTCCGCCCGATAAAGATCGGTCGCATGGTCAGACCTCCTTTGCCACCAAGGCGCGCACAGCGGCATCCTTGGCTTCGAGCAGCTTGCGCAGGGCAACGGTGCGTTCTGGGTTACGGGGCAGGGTATCGACGATCTGCTGCGCGATATCCCCGAAGGGCTTGCTCACCGCCTGCAGGTGCGGGGGCAGATGGGCATAAGCGAAGAATTGGAGGATATGCTCCATGGGTCAGGTATCCATTTCCGGGATGAGGGCCGCCCATGTCAGGGGGCCGATGATGGCGTCAGGGGTGAGACCGGCGGAGCGCTGGAAGGCGCGCACTGCGGCCTCTGTGCGGGCTCCGAAAACCCCGTCAGGCAGGCCGGGGTCATAACCCTGCGCGGTGAGGTGGATCTGCGCCTCTGTGACCGCCTTGCCGCGCGCGCCACGGCGCAGGGCAGGGTAGGCCGGGGCAGGGGTCAGATCGTATTCATAGGCCAGCGCGAGATCCGCGATCGCAGCTGCCTTGTCGGTGCCGTTGATGATACGCCGCGCGCCCAGGTAATCGGTGCGGCCCGGGCGGATATAATCGGCCAGCTTCTTCCCGGTGAACCAGCCCTCTTTCGAGCCGAGCACGAGGACTTGCGCCGCGATCACCGGATCAAGCGCGAGATCCGGATCGGCGATCAGATCCACTTTGAGCGCCGCGCTGGCGCGCAGATAGTTGCGCTCCCAGGTGAGCTGAGAAAACCCGCGCCCATACCATGGGTAGTAGCGCAGGCTGCGCCGGAAGCTCTCCGCGCGGGGGCCGAGGTAATAGCCCTCTTTCACCGGCAGCATGGTGGCATTGGTTTCCCAATGCGCGGTCGCCAGCACATAGGCGGTCTGCGGGATCGTGAGGCCATGAGCCTCACAGATCTCCCGGATCAGCCGGGTGTGGCCGAGATTGTGATTGAGCATGTGTGCCCCAATGAAAAAGCCCCGCGCGAGGCGGGGCGGGTCAGGTCTGAGGACGGCGGATTATTTGCTCCGGTCCATGCGCTCATAAAGCCGATCGAGGGTAATCTTGATCGCGCTGAGGCTTTCCTTGATCGCGGCGAGAGTGATGGCCTGATCCTGTGCGCGGCGATTGATTTCCGCCTGCTCGCGCCGGAGTTCACTGATCACCTCTGCATGGCCCCTCACCATGCTTTCGAGACGCTTCAGCCATGCGACGAAGGCCACCAGGGCGATGAACTGCGGCCAGTAGGTTTTGACGAGATCTTCCAAGGGCGGCTCCTGCGCACCAGCGGGCTGAAAAGGGAAAGGCCCGCGCGGCGGCGGGCCTCCTGTTATGCTGCAGGCTCCGGTTCGATCGGAGCCAGCGGCTCACCCAGCCCGAGCAGCGCCCGTGCCGCCGGGGGATCAAGCCCGACCACCGCGAGGATCTTGCCGGGCGGGATCTCCGGGGGCGGATCATCGGCGGCAGGCGGCTCGATCAGAACCACCTCCGCCTGCGCTTCTGCGGCAGCCACCATATCCGCGCCCCATTCCGGCTCGCTGAGCGGCTGGAAGGCATCGGAGACAAAGGCAGGGGCCACCAGCCCGGAGGCCACGGCATAGCCGCCGACCACCGGGGCCAGGGAGAAGGTTTCCCCGTCCGCTTCACTGTAGCCAATGACGCGGGCGAGGTGATTGGCCGCGCTGATGAGCGCGACCGGAACGGCAATCGTGACCGGGATCATGCTGCGTACTCCTGACGCCAGTAGCGTTCCAGTTCTGCTTTTTCAGCAGGCGTATAAGCCCCGGGGCGGATATGCTGGTCGGCCATCCGCTCGAGCCTCAGTAAATCGGTGCCGGTTACACCGTCGCTCGTCACGCTCGCATAGCTGACAGCGCCGAGCGGCGTGACCGAGGCGATCTCATAAGTACCGGCTGGCAGGGTCACCGGGAGGCTGTCTCCACCGTCATTATAGAGATGCCAGACGTCAGGGACGCCCGGTTCCGTGATATCATTGGCATCCATCACGACCTGCTGAGGGGTGCCCTCGCCGATTTCCACCTGGGGGAGCCTCATGAAGATGTGGGATACCCCATCGCCCTGGTAGGTGGCGGTGGCGGCGACCTCCCGCATGGCAACCCGCAGTCGGACCACCTCCGGAAAGGTGGTCTCGCCCCAGCACGTCACCCGGTACCAGCCGTCCCCGAGCGGAATGATCTCCCCGTTACCTGCTGCCGTCGAGGTAATGATGCCGGTCTCAAGGTTTACCACGACCGACGCGACCGACAGAAACGGGCTCATCGAGCGGAACATGAAGACCTGGGCAAACTTCCGGGTGCCCATTTTAAGATCGACCGTCGCTGTGATCCTCGTGCCCTCCGGTGGTGCAGCGATGGCGGCGGTGCTGAAGTTATGCTCGTTGAGCGTGGTATTCTCGACCATGCGGAAGATGTTATTACCCTCATCCACCCGCGAGACAAAAGCACTGGACCAGTCGCGGAAGGTGGTGTTGGGCAGAAGGTTGCGCCGCCCGCCCTTGGGATGGCGGGCCAGAGTGGGCCTGCTGAGCGCGGTGGCCTGCGCGGCTATCCGCCCCATGACCCGCCGGATCGAAACCCGCGAGATCACACAGGAAGCTTCCGCATTGCTTCGGGCAATGGTGAAGCGATCGGCTCCTCCGGCCTGTACGGTCATCAGACAGCTGAACCGCCCTGAGGCGGGAAGGCCTGCGGTGTTGCTGCGCACAGCGGAGCTGCTGCGAAAGGCCACCAGAACGGTGCCGACCGCTGAGACGACATCAATTTCGACCCAATAGGACGCCCCCGGCTCCAGGGTCATCATCTGCGAAAGCGGGTCATAGACCGAGGTCAGCGCCATGGAGGCAAGACCCGTTGTGAGGGTCCAGGCTGCACCCGGCAGCCAGTCTGCCCCGCCGCTTTGAAACTGCGGATCCTTTACCAGCTCGGAAGAAAACAACGGCCCGTTGGCATCGAGCAAAAACCCCACGGGATGGCCTGCGAGATAAGCCGGGCTGCCCCCGGTGGCGTCCTGATACAGCCTCACTGGCGTGCCTCCTTAAGATTGATCCAAAAACCTGCGCCTGCGCTCTGGAACAGTGCGGGCGAGAACGGCGGCGGCGCAAAGCCGCCCGCCAGGAATGCGGTGGGCAAGGCCCGGGGCGACCAGCTGCTGCGCAGCACAACGCCCGGAAGCCCGAGGTTGAGCCCGAACATCAGATCCAGCCCGTCAGGCTGGTAGCAGTGGTGCCGGTGGCGCGGATGCGGCGGGCGCAGAGCGGATAGGTGCCCGGGGGGAGCTGGCCGGTGGTATAGGTCTGACCATCGCGCGAGCTGATGAAGCTTAAGCTGCCGCCGTTGCCGCCGATGGTGATGGCGCGCACCGCCTGGGCGAGATCCGTGCTGTCTGAGGGCGTAACAGCCAGCGCGCCGATCGCGGGGCCTGAAGCGCTGATCGCGTGGGATTTAAAGGGATCGCTCATGTGAGTCTCACAGCAAAAAGCCCGCGCAAAGGCGGGCCGGGTGATGAGGAAGGAAGAAGGGCTCAGAGCCGGGCGGACCGGATGTCGGCCCAGAAGCCAGCCGCCCCGTTGCTCAGAATCTGCCGGGGCGAGAACGGGGGGGGCGTAAAGCCCCCTGACCGGAAGGCGGTCGGCAGGCTTTGCGGCGTCCAGAGCCAGAGCGGCTCTGCGCCACGGAAGACGGCGGAGATCAGATGCGGGCCCGCAGCAAAGGATGTCATGCCAACTCCCGCATAAAATAGAGGACATCGGGATCAGGCGGGCTCAGCGCCTCATATTGCGCCCGCGTCAAGAGGACCACTTTCTGCACTCCGCCCTGCTGGCCAAAATTGTTGAGCATGATGGTGTCAAAGTGCGCGCCCGTAGGCACGATCGAGGGCACCACCGTGAGCATGCCCTTCGCGCAAAGAAACCGCGCTGAAGCCGCGCCCGACCAGATGTTGTAAAAGTAGGTCGATCCCTCACCGAGCGCCTGCATGGCGGCAGGCTCGAGGTCCATTATTCCGGCCATAGCAGGGATTTCGACCAGCGGCGCACCGCCCTCAGTCTGGCTCAGCGTGAAAGAATACGGGGCCAATGCCTCGCCACCCATGAGGATGCGCAAAGGCTCATCGCGGATCAATGCGATGGCAGCCACCGAGGGCCGCGCCAGCCCCGGCGTGATTGTGATCTGACGCATCAGATATGTCCTTTGTTTGGGGTATCAGCCTGCGGCCCGGGGCCGCGCTCAGATGGCGTCAAAGTTGATATCGGCGACAAAGCCCTTCATGCGCAGGCCGGGATAGCGCCAGTGCCCGCCGTTCGGGTAGAAGTTGCTGCCGAGGATCATGCCGCGCACGAAGACACCCGAGCCATCGCGGATCGCCCCGGGGGCCACAGCCAGCTCATTGGTCCCATAGGCGCAGAGCTGCTCTTCGTGACAGACCCAAGGGAAAGGGCTGCCGGGGGAGCCGGTCGCCAGCGGGCGGATATCTGCAATGACTTTGAGGTTATCTGCCCAGACCACAGAGCCATCCGCGCGGCGCACCTCAGCGCCATAGCCGCTATGGCGCGGTGCATAGTTGTTCGCCCAGGATGCGAGGACATACCGAAGTGAAGATGCCGTGCTGAAGAAACGAAGAAGATTGCCATTGCGGAACCAGAATGCTCGGTGACCATAGGGCACCTCAACGATGATACGATCCGTCAGGAGCATCCCTGAGGGGGTGAACCCATCGTTGCGATACCAGGTCCCAGCCATCGTTGCCCAGCTGCTCCCGTTCGGATCATCTGAGGTGGTAAACATATGGGTGGTGCCGGTGGTCCACGTCCCGAGTCCGATGGTGCCCTTGCTCTTCACAACCAGCATCGGATCTTCCGTGGTCATAACGGTCTCGCCGCTCTGGTTCATCACCCGGATGCCGTAGCTCATCAGGTGTACTCCATAAAAACCACATCCATGGTGTTGACGTGCGGGTTCCCGTTGGGGGGCCACCAGGAGAAGGTCTTAGAACCCTCATCCCATGCGACCTGCGGCAGGCGGCGGCCTGACTCGGTGCGGATCACAAAGAACATGCCCCTGCCGATCGAGAACTGCGGCAGGTGGCGGCTGCCGGAGGTGGCCCCGGTGGTGATATAGGCGACCGCCCGCATGCTGCGCATTGCCGTGATATCGCGCAGCCCTGTCGAAGTGCCGATCTGCATTCCGAACATGCGCCAGCCCTCAATCTTCGCCCGCAGCCACCTGAAGGGTGAGAGCAGGAGCGTCCAGAACCGCCGCAAAGCAGTCCTCGCAGAAACATAAAGCGACATGGGTTTGCCTCGAGAGAGTGACATCGATCCAGAGCTGGCCCGTGCCCCAGCCTTTCGGGGCACGGCCATCGGCGGAGGCGGTTACGCTGAGCGTGCCGCAGCGATCGCAGGTGCAAAGCGTCTGCGCGTGTTCCGTATCAGTTTTGATTGCCATGGCGTTCTCAGCCCAGATTTCCGATGCGGACCCGCACCGTGTTGCCCGCGTCAAAG